TTGGGTTTCAGATACAACATTGCCAGCATAAGTTTTATAACCGCAGTACAACTAGGAGAATGAAATGAGCGAAAACACGAAAAAAACTCAAATCACCATCAATGATGTAAGTTACAACTTTGAAGATTTAACAGTAGAGCAACAAACGCTGTTTAATCATTGCGTAGACCTTGACCGCAAAATTGGCAGCGCAGCATTTAACCTTGACCAGCTCAATGTAGGCAAGAATGCCTTCATCAAGTTGCTAGAAGATTCACTAGCGGCCCCGGTTGAAAAAGCCGAAGTGGAAGTACTTCAATAAAAACCTTGGCGGCCTAACCCGCCGCCAACTTACATAAGAATGATAATGGACTTCCAGTCAATGATGAACTTTATCCTACCTACCGCCTGCACTGTGCTGGGCTGGTTTTGTAGGGAGCTTTGGACCGCGGTTCAAGAACTCAAGAATGACGTGGCCAAGCTGCGCGAAGAGCTTCCAACCCATTATGTCAGCAAAGATGACTTTAATGACAGATGGTATGAAGTTCTCAAATCGTTACACCGGATTGAGGACAAGCTAGACGGTAAGGCTGACAAATGAGAAAGCAGATCCACAAGTCTAAGACTATGTGGTTCTCTTTCGCTTTGGTTGTCTTTGGCGCGCTGATGGATAACTTCTCCAGCCTACAAAACGTCATTGATGAGAAATACTATGGTATCATTCTTGTTGCCATCGGCATCATTGTAGCAGCGCTGCGCTTTGTAACTACAGAAGGCGTAGACCAATAATGTTCCCACTATCGGCACTCACTTATGTTAAGTTGGCAGCAGGAGCTCTTATTTTACTTGGCAGCATTTGGTTTGGCTGGCATCTACGGGATGTGGACTTCCAGTCGTACAAAGCCAAACAGGCTATTGAGACACAAAAGCTCCAAGAAGCGCACCAAGCGTCCGCCGACAGAATAGAAAGTGAAAAGAATGCTCAAATCCGTGATATTAATACTAAGCTCGTTGATGCTATTAGCGAGCTGCGTAGCCGTCCCAGTCGCGCCCAAGCCACCGGCACTGGATCGTGTGGAACTGGGGCAACCCTTTATGCCGACGATGCAGAGTTTCTTGTCAGGGAAGCTGCCAGAGCAGACATTATCCGTACCGGCCTTGCAGCCTGCTACGACCAGTACGACGCGCTAAATAAATAATAAACCCCAATTTGCATTAATATATGCAGAGTAAGGAGCATGAATGAAAAAGCTATTAGTAGTACTGATGTGGGTAGTTGGCATATTTGCAGCGATCCACTTCACAGACAGGTACACCCAGATTGAAGAGAACATCATGGCCATCGCTAAATCCACACTAGACTTTATCACCAAGGAGGAAGGTGCCCGTAACAAGGCCTATAAGGACTCTAAGGGCCTATGGACCATCGGAGTTGGGCATCTCATCAAGTCCGACGAGCAGCACCTCATCACCGCGACCCTAACAGATGAACAGGTACAAGAGCTTCTGAGAAGCGATTTAAGGTGGTGTAGCGAGGCCGTAGAGAGATCGGTGAGGGTCAGCCTTACCCAGGGTCAATTCGACGCCCTGTACAGCCTATGCTTTAATATCGGTGAGACAAATTTTAAGAAATCCACAGTGGTCAAGAAGATCAACGAAAATGACCTACAGGGTGCAGCTGACGCCATACTGATGTGGAACAAACCAGATGTGCTTATAAATCGTAGAAAGCGCGAAAGAGCGCTATTCTTAGGGGCGTAAATAGCCTGTTTTTTGCATTAATATAAGTAGGACTACTCAACCAATCACTCAAGGAATTACCATGGACGGCTTTAAAACATTACCAAGATACAAAGCTGGTGGACTAGTCAAGACACCAGTAACCGGCGACAAAAAGGCTGCAGCACCATCTAAGGCCGTAGCAAAGCCAGCCTTTAAGGGCAGCGACGTAGCTAAAGAAAAAAGCAAGCCCGCAGGTCATAAAGACCCGTACATCAAGTCTAAAGAGTCAGGTAAAACCGCAGACTTTCCAAGCGCCGCTGTAAAGGGCCGTAAGGCAAAAGCTACTGGCACCGTGAGCAAATTCAAGTGTGGTGGTAAGATTGTTAAAAAAGCTGATGGTGGCATCATGGACGCTATTGGTGGTGTTGGTACACAGCTTAAGAACAACGTTATGGGAACACCAGAGCAGAATCGTATCGCTCAGGCCCAAATGGACAAAGTAAAGGCACGTAAAGCCGCTCAAGCTGCAGCTTTAATGCAAGGCCAAGGTGGTGCTAGTGCACTACAACAAGGTGCTCTAGCTGGTGGTTTAGGTGGTGCAGCACCAGCACCAGCACCAGCACCAGCACCAGCACCAGCAATGCAAGCTCCGGGCGGTGTAAGCCCAGCTGGCCCTGTACCTACCCAGAAAAAGGGCGGCAAAGTAAAAGGCAAGTGCTAATATGCCAATTAATTCAAAAGCCCAACAGGGCGCTATGTACGCCGCGGCCGCTGGCAAATCAACCCTTGGCATCCCTAAGAAGGTTGCCAAGGAGTTTATTAAGGCAGGGCCTGCGTCAAGCAAATTACCAAACAAAGTAACCAAGCGAGCAGCCGGAAGAGGGCGTTAATATGGCGTACAGTGGAACCACTGGAAATACAACAGTCAACGTTGATCAACTGATCTCCTTTGCGTTTCGTGACGCCGGTAAGACCGCTGAGGAGATGACCCCGGAGCTTATTGGTGCCGCCAAGCAGGCATTGTTTTACAATCTTCAAAACCTATCTAACCTCGGTGTTAATCTTTGGTTGTTGGAGAACATGCTCGTTGGCGCCGTAACGGCCCAGCAACAGTTAGTCCTACCTAAGACAGTGATTGATGTACGAGAATCAAACTGGGTCTACATTATCAACCAGGCAGCCTCTGAGTACTTGCCTATTAGTAATCCAGATTCACCTGCAGTATTTGATCAAAACCTGTCCTTGGTTTCTACCTCCACAGTTGGTGCTAACTATTTTGGTCTTCAGTACCAATCAGCACAGCCTGTCTACTACGTTGGGTTTAATGGCTACGCAGTAGGTACTGGCACAACAACATATAACTTTGCCTATGAGACCAGCGAAGATGGAATCACTTGGACAACAGTAAAGCAACTACCGACTACAACACTCTCAGATAAAGAGTGGGCCTACTTTAACATCACCACAACACCAACGCACCTTTACTACAGGCTGCGTGAAACGGTTGCACCTACGTTCTCTATACGTCAAATCGTATTCTCTACGAGCCAGCAAGTCATTCCACTCGCCCGTTTAAATCGCGATGACTACTGGAATCTCCCAAATAAACAGTTCCCTAGCCAGCGCTCATTGCAGTATTGGTTTGATAGGACCATTGAGCCCTCGATGTACATCTGGCCAGTGCCCAATAACTCGTTTCAAATGTTTCAGTTAATTGTTGAGGTTCAAATGCAAGATGTAGGATCTTTGACAAATCAGATTTACGTACCTGACCGATGGATTAATTGTGTTCAAAAACAATTATCACATTCTATGTCTTTACAACTACCCGGTGTAGATTTGCAACGTGTTCAATATCTAGAAGCTCAAGCACAAAAAGCATTCCTACAAGCCAGCGAGGAAGACAGGGACAAATCACCTATCTATTTCCAACCCAACATCAGCTATTATACAAGATGAATACATCAGTATATTGGATACACCACAAAGACCATACAGATATATTTAGTCAAGGCTATGTTGGTGTATCTAAAAATTGCGAAGAAAGATGGAAGTCACATGCTTCCGGTGAGACAAACACTCATTTAAAAAACGCAATTTTAAAATATGGCTGGAATATGTTAGTTAAAGAAATTGTATTAATTGCAGATTCGGACTACTGTTTTACTATTGAAAATATGTTACGCCATAAAGAAAAAACAGGTTGGAATATATGTGTTGGTGGTGGAAATCCTCCAAGTAATTTAGGTAAAAAAAGACCAAATCATGCAGCTAAATTGCTAGGGAAAAAACGTCCAGAACACGCAAAACACATGCTTGGAAAAAACAACCCGGGGGCAGTTACCATAAAATTTGAAAATAAAGTTTTTGATACAATAAAAGATTTATCACAATTTTTAAACAAAAACTATATGACAACATATAACAGAGTTATGCAGAAT